GTATTCAGACGTGTTAATTTCACCAGTAAGAAGATAACCGGATTCTGTTTTCAGGCGATTGCCTTGCGCATCTTTCAGCGTCCACATAGGCGGATTACTAGTCGCGTTTTTAGCCACGTAAGAACTACCACCCATTGTAACAACCCCCATTTTGGGAACAACCATACCATCGTACCATTGCCCCATCTGGGTATAGCCATCGCCCTTATCACCTTTATCTCCCTTAATCTTAGCCCACTTGTAATCAGATGGTTTATTGCTGTCTGCCGAATTTGTATCGACATACTGACCGATGTAATCACCTGCATCTTCACCGTTGTTACTTGTAAATGTATTACCTCCATCGTTAGAATATTTAATATGCAGATAATAAGTCTTGCCGTCAACACCATTATAACCAGGTATTCCCTGATCGCCCTTTTCTCCTTGTAGTCCTTTAAATCTTGCCCAGGCATATTTAGTGTAGTCATCGCTGTCTGCCTGTTCAAAGTCGACATAAGTACCTATATAGGTCGAAGGTGTTTCCGTCATCGGATTGCCATCAGGATTTTCGGAATACTTAAGATGGAAATAAGAAGTCTTACCGTCAGCTCCCTTTTCACCCGGAATACCCTGCTCACCTTTTTCTCCCTGCAAGCCATCAAGCCCTTTCTGTCCCTGTTCTCCTTTCTCGGCTAGTATGTCATATTCAGCTGTATTAATTTCTCCGGTAAGAAGATAACCGGATTCACTTTTCAGGCGATTGCCGGCATTATCTTTTAATGTCCACATAGGCGGATTGCTGGTCGCAACTTTAGCAGCAAAAGAACTTCCACCCATAGTTACTACACCCAGTTTAGGTACAACTAATCCATCATACCACGGACCAAGCAAAGTAAAGCTTTCTCCCTGATTGCCTTGACTACCCTTATCTACCTGAAGCAGCCAGTCCGGGTTTTCTTTAGAGGGTGTTGTGTCCGTTCCATTTTCGTTAACACATAGCCATAAGCAACCATCGTAAGAAAAGCGGTCGTAATAATCGGCATGATTGTCTTCAGGAGGCCACGCACCACGATCATTCGCTGTAATGACGGGCGTACCATCAGGTTTTATCTGAGTAACGGTCCCAGTGAAGTAAACGGAGTTGGTGTACTCGGAATAACCTTCCATATTCAGACCAAAGACGTTCAGGTTACTCAGATCACCCGACTGTTTAGCAATGTTTGCAACACCAATTTCCCAAGTGTTCTGTTTCCATAAATGGCGTGTATAGGTACGCGTTTCATAAACCGATGTCTGGCGATCTTCACGTGTAAAACTTCCGTAAGCTACGAAGTTCATCTGCGAAAACGGATCGAAAGAATATTTCCAGCGTTCGGACACAGGTCGAATCTGATACTTAAATTGTTCGTTCCGACTTCCAATTACTTCTGTGATAGTAAAGTATACGGTGCAGAATCCGGCAAACGTCCGGTTTCCGCGGCTGTCATCCGTATCTTCAGTGGCATTGTCAGAAGATGTAAGAGAATGGAATATACCCATACAGATGTCACCAACAGCTACAGCCCCGATTTCTCCCTCTTCCAGTTTCAATGTACATATCTTTGATTCCGTGTCTACTGATTCTATAATACCGGCTCCCGGTGCACGCCATTTGTCACCCACCTTTACATCTACACGGTTGTATCTAAATTCCGGTGTCTCAATGAATCTTCTTGATGTAAGAGATTCTACTTCGGCATTTCCGTTTTCGTCTATTTTAGCGCCATGCCCAGCAAGACCAGATGCAAATCCATCCTTGCCAAATATAGCTCCAGCACGAAATATGACAGCTTGTAAGAAGGTAAGGATCCCGATTACAGTATCATTGAACTTCTTTGAAATAAATTCTGCACGTGAACGGAGTGCAGAGAATACATTATAGTCCGATGGTGTCTTTGAGTCTGATGTCTTCAATACATCAATCTGTTTCTGCTCTGTCTGTCTGGCCACCTCATACCTTAATGAATCCAAAGAGTTATCTACAGAAGACTTCCATCCCGTACCGACTTCATCCGAACAGGTAATCGTAGCCTGGCACAAGTCATTCAGCTTGCGCTGCACCTTGGTAATACGTGTATCCTTATATCCTCCGGTGGATCCGAAATACTGTTCTGACAGTAGACGCACATTCCATCCGATGCGGAGTGGGGTATGGTTCTTCTCGATGTAGTTTCGATCAGTAGTACCTGTGTACTTGTTCGGATCGAAACTGTAAGTATTAAGATAATCATCTACAGCCTGCTTGTATTCCTGTTCTGCCTCGGTGATGTATTCCTGCGGCATGGCGAAATTCCAGGGAATGTACTGATCGCCCGGAGTTGGGATAATTGTACCGCCTGGAATCTGAGTCGTATCATCCGGATACACGTTGATGATTTCCCATTCCCTTGTGTCTTCGTGCCACGCAGCCTGGAAAGAGCCGTCAGTTCCACGGCCTGCCAATTCGCCTGTCTGAAATTTCAACATGTAGTCCAGATCCGGAATCTCGTAGTCTTTCGGATTCCAGTTCATACCGTTGTCCTTGAAGTAATATACGGTGTACTTCCGTCCCTCCTCGCTGGTTTTCTCTTCCGTACGTACAGAGGAAACAGTACCGATGTATTTGGGGAATATCTCCGAGAAGGCTGTTTCTTCCGTTTCTTCCTTCACTCCGTACAGGTCGACGTTCTTGTCTACATATATAGATCTATCAGGAAGTTGCAGACGGGAATATCCGTATTTTGTCGCGTCAATATTACGTGTGCTGCCCAGCGGGAACAGACGGGTAAAGAACTTAACCTCTCCGTTATCTTCCTGCGCCAGGTTGGTAAGTCCCTGAAGATATCCCAGTTCTACCATTTCGCCGCGTTCTGCCTTGCAGAGATTTATCGCATAACCGTCCGCCCACATTTCCGTTTCGAAGGTGGCGGCGATGCCGTTGCTGCCGAAGGCTGCATCCCAGCACTTTACGTTCCGGTAGTCGATAGTTTTGTTTTCAGCGGTAATCACTGTTCCGATGCTCCATAAGTTACCACCGGCACGTCGGTTCATGTTATCAATCCACAACTGAAGGTGTTCGCGCGGACCACCGTCGTAACTGAATTCAGAGGTAGTTCCGCCTTCCTGGAACAGCATCAGCGTGTCTTCAGCATCGTGTATCGGCGCATAGAACTTCACGCTGTATTCGTAAGTCTGTGTGTTCTTTTGTTTCGGACGATAACGGGACTTTACTTTATAACGCACGCCTTCCAGTTCTATGTAATCATCTACATCCAGCGGAATGTATTCCGTGTGTGTGAATGATGCAGATACGCTGCATTCCCCGCCAATCTCTTCTGTGACAGAAGAAGAAGTGTTCGAGCTGGCTGTCAGTCGAAGGTTATTGGCTTTATCGTATATTTTCAGTTCCATTTAATCTATATTTAATCAATTTCTAAACGGAAGGCTGCGGTTCCAGAAACTTTACGGAGAACAGCACATAAAACCGGTCGCCTTCGTAACTCTCGTACCAGTCCGGTTCTGCCGGCATATCCTGATATACCATATTGTAGGTTCGGTAATTCTTTACATTTATCGTAAGCATTCCGGACGTGATCAGCGTCATCATGCGCTGGTACTTGTCCAGCCGGTCATCTTTCGAGTTCCCGCGAAGAAAGAACTGCAAGGTACGTTCGATGCTGTTCAGCTTCACGTTCGGGTTCTGAGGCAACTCCACTCCGTTCCGTTCCCGGAAATCTACTGTGGTAATGTCCTTCGCCTTGGGCATACGGAGCAAAGCGTCCATGTTCACGTGACCTCCCGCTTCCGTTTCTCCAAGGAACGCACCGTATTCCGTCCATACGTCTGTTTCGTTGATTGTAAGGTATCCTGTCAAGTCCATATTATTTCAACTGTATTCCGTTCAACTTCAAGTCTTCCATCAAGTCATATATCAGCACAATGTATGCCGTATGAGATGCTATGGTTGCGAGCGTCTGGCTATCCAGTTTCTGTGTGTTACGGATTTCCTGTACGAATTTGTCTGTATTGGCCAGATGCGTCTGCATGTTTCTTCCTATTGCCTCAAAGGTAGATATGCTGTCCTGGCTCATGGTAGTCAGCGCACCGCTGCTGGGCGACTGGCTACTACCGGAGGATGAGCTTTCCCAGCCGAATGCTTCAGCCATTTCGTCACGTTGTTTCATCAGGTCCTGTACAATCTGCTGATATTCGTTCCGCAATTGTTCGGCTTCCTTTTCCGATATTTCCCCGTCGGATTTAGCTGCCTCAGACCACTTGTTATACAAATCCTGTATTCGCTGCTGATATTCGCTCGATACCAGACCTGCCAGGATAGACTTTCTCAATTGGGTTTCAAAATTGCCACACATATCTTCCCAGGACATTGACATGTCTGCCAGACCATCGATAAAATCATTATAGAAACTATCCCGGGTCACACCAGTAAGAGCTTCATTCAGCATATCTGCTATCTCTCCGGTTTCATCCTTAGCCTCTGCAATCTGTTCCAGATATTGCCGGATATTACCGTTTACCTTATACCAGATATCAGGGAGTTTGCTCATTATTTCGAAAAGCTCATCTCCGGATAAGCTGTATAAGTCCTGTACGGCACGAATATCCTTGCCAAGCAAATCACTGATTTGCTGAAACCCTGATGCTCCTATACCTTCATTGCTACGATATGCATACGAATGTTTGAATGCACCGCTTCCTGCTTCTCCGGCAGCCTGAGCCAACTGTCTGTAATTATCAATCTGCCTGTTCAGTGTATCCATGGCTTCGTTTGCCGCATTGATCGCAGCGAAACCTCCACCAAACGATATCATATCTTTCTGTTTCGACAAGATTTTGTCGTATATCTCATTCATTTCTTCGAGCACAGCTTTCAGCTCCTCATATCGTGCCGTACTGCCTTCACTGAGTCCGAATAATCCTCCTATTGTCTGTCCGATACCTTTCAGTGTTCCTGTTATTCCGGTAAGAATAGAGAACGGTTTTGTCAGATCAATACTTGCCAGCGAGGACATGACCGTTCCTAAACCTGTCAGTACCCCCTTCATCGCTTCCGGAACTTCCACACCGAGCGATTCAAGCATATCTACGATATCATTTCCGGCGCTGACGACAGCTTCTCCTTTCTGACCGATAGAATTGGCAGCCTGTGTTAGCGTTTTCTGAGCAGCCGTTCTTTTATCCTGAGCATTGCGCAATCTTTCTTCCGCTTCTGCCTGTGTAATCAGCTTGCGGGTGACTTCACCGGTCGCTTCATCATATTCTTCCACGATGACATTCCCGCCCATCTGAGTTTGTTGCAGCAGATTTTCTGCCGCACGCACTTCTTGCATGGCAGACATGTAGTCCTCGTAGCCTTTCTTCATTGCTTCGAACGGGGAGCGGTCTGCCAGCTCGGAATCAATGTCCTTGAAGGCATCCATGACTTCTTTAAACGATTCCGGACTGATATCTTCACCTATTCCCTCCAGGTATTGTTTCAGCTTCTCACGAAGGTTTTTCAAGGTATCTGTCGATACTTTATCCAGATCACCGAAGATTTTATCCCAATCCATTCCTTTCTTCAGTTCCTCATAATCGAGTGACTGAATCTTTTTATCCCGTTCTTCTCCAAGAGCCAGACGCTCACCTTCAGTTTCCGCTGCCGCTATCTTCCGTGCATAGTCCTGTGCGATAGCCAGACGCTTTTCCTGATATGTGCCGTATTCTTCATAATAGTCTATAAGAGCCTGCGAAGACTTGTTGCGATATTCCTGTTCGATCTGGAATATCTGTTCATTATATACTTGCTCTGCTAATATGCGGTTTGTTTTTGCCTTATTCTTTACATCATCATATTGGCTCTGTGGGATGTTGTCACCTTGCTTTCGTGCCTTATCCATTTTGGCAATCGTGTCCCGTTCCTGCTTGTCGATATCAGCTAGCTGTTCATCATACTCCTGTTTTGCCAAAGCCTTTCGTTTGGCGATACCTTCCTGCATGATCTGAATACGGAGTTTCTCTGTAGTCTGCTGAGCTTTTACGCGTGCATCCGCCAGCTGGGAAGCATAATCGTTTTTTTCTTTTTTATTTGTATTATCTCCTCCATCTGACTCGAAAAGAAGGTCTTCTATGTTTACCTGATCTACCAAGCTTTTATTAAACTTGGTCAAATCATATATTTTCTTTCTCCATTCAGTAATCTTTTCTTCGCTCTGATTGAAGAATCTGTCATAATCTCGGTTTACAGCATCAATTACATCATTGCTTACAGGAAGGAATGTTCTATTTTGTCCTTCCTTCAACTTGCCTACAGCCTCCGTCCTTTTAACCTCGTTAAGTTCTTGTTTTTTGTATTCTTCCGTTATTTTTGATTCAAGATCCAGTATTTCCTTACTGTTCTTAATCAGTGTCTCTTTTGCTGCTTGCGCTTTTGCTGAAGCCATAATAGCTGTGGCAAGTTCATTGTATTTGTCAGCAGCTTTTCCCACTAACACCTCTTCATCACTAAGATTCTTGAAGTATTGAGGAAATTCTTTTTTCAGCTCCTTTACTGCTGATATGCGTTCATTCATACCTTTGGAACTGTCTACAGCAGCCTGATATAGTAAGTTCAGTTGCACAATCTCTTCCTGTGCTGCCTGCTGAGAATCAAGCATGGCCTTTTTATAATTTTCCAAAGCCTCTTTATTGTTGTCAATAGCTTTTTTCCCGTTGATAAGCTCTTTTACCCAGTTTGCAATATCCTTTCCAAACACAATACCCAGCGATATGGCGGCTACCAGCGCCGTCTGCCATGAGAATACTGCACCAGCCAGCTGTTTCCATACCGGCACACCCTTTTTTCCGGATGCGGCCAGAAGTTCGTTCTGTTTGCGCACATCGGCAATGGCATCTGCCAGCATCGGAAGATTGTTGGAAATTGCCAGTATAAACATTTGCGGCCCCATGGCAAGCGAAGGAAGTTCTCTTGCTACCTGGCTGAACTGCATCTTCAGGTTGTTTGTCTTGCGGGTAACGGCTTCGGTGTCGATGTCAATGGTCTGCGTTTTTGCGGTTTCTTCTTTTGTCTTCTGCAAATCTTTCAGACCTGCCTTCAATCCGTTTATCTGTCCGGTCAAAGCCTGTACATTGGCCGCTTCCTGCGTGTAGCTTTTCCCGGCTTGCTTGTTCGCTTCAAGCTGCTTGTTCTGTTCGGCACGTACCTGCTTCAATGCTTCAATCAGTTGCAGAGTCTGATTTTCCACATCATCCACATTCTTACCCACGCTCTGTAGTCCGGCTTTGGTAAGGTCTTTCATGAATATTTCCAGTTCAACGGGTACTGCCATATCCTTAATCTTTTATTGCATAATGGGTAAAGAACTCCATCGGGTTCACTCCCTTTGTCGTGTTCGTGTTATCTGTTTGTGTGTGACTGTTTCTTTGTTTCTCCCGTTCCTCCATTTCACGGATCTGCTGCATCATATCCGGCTTCTGCGGAGGAACCCAGTGCGGCATGTCTGCCAAAATCATTTGCAGGGTAACTACATTTACCTTGTCCAGAATGTAGTCTATGCTCCAGCCTGTTTCCGTAGCCAGCTGACCTACTACGCCGAAAAGGCTATGAGAAGGTTCCGTATGTCCCTTCTTTAACTCCTCTTGTCGTTTGCGCTTTCGTTCCGGCTCGCTAAGGGCTGCATCTTGTTCAGAGCTGCTGCCGATGCGATAATAATCCCGAAAGACGTGGTAGATGTGCTGCTCAGTATCTGACGCCAGGCGGAGGAAAGTTCGTCGGGTGTCATCAGTTCCCGAAGCATCCATGCCACCGGGCGGTTAAGTAACCTTCCCAGTACAGGACCTCGCACAATTCCGTATGCCACCATCCGGCTGATGTCCTTTCCATGCAGGAAGACAAACCGGACACGCTGGTCCAGATTGTATGCGTCATATTCTTCCGGAGTCACCCCGATTCGGAGATATCGCTTGCTGATCCGGATCAGGCTGCGGGTTGTAGGTGTCTTCATCGTAATGCGGAACGGACGTTTCCTCAGTACCGTATGAAGCGGCAGGCTGATTCCCCCGTCACTGAGGGAGATGCCTGCCAGCAGTTCTATATCCTGTGCCTTCATACTTATCCTGCTGCGTCTGCGGTTGAGTCTGCGGTATCAGGTTTCACTCCGGGAGGATAAGTACGATAGCGTCTTTCTTTTCCGTCCGTAGGTTTCAACATATCTACGCGGATACCCATTGCCAGCACATTCTGCATATTGATTCCGTTCTGGAAGCCGTTACGGCTCAGACGGGCGTTGAATATGCGGAAGCTGTGTCCGGAATGCATGGATATTGTCAGCACACCGTTTGCTACAAATTTGACCGGAGGAGTATAAGAATCATCCGCTTCTTTCTTTCCACCGAATACATCGACCATGCTTTGGGCATCCAGCTTGATAAGGTTCATAGTGAACGCATCGCTTCCCGGATTGGTCATGATGCTGTCTACCGGTCCGTCTGTTACCTGTGCAGCCATCACATCCATAAAGGTAGGAGCATTTCCTGCCGGCTGCATTCCGTTTTCATCCAGCCAGCCCAACGTCTTTTCCTGTCCTTCTGCTCCCGCAGCCTTGAACTTTACGGCTGCCACACCATACATCAGTCCGTTGCTTGTATCTGCCATAATCTTGTCGTTTTAATGTTTGCTTAAATAGTATTTAATCAGTTGCCAGATAAGGAAAATCCCCAGCAGGGTCAGGGCTGTTCCTGTCAGCCATCCCTGCACTCCGGGGCGTGTTTCCTTCACTTCATTGCTCATAGTTTCATCGCGTATGCGGTGATCGGTTTCCGTACGTGTTACGGTTACCTGTCTTCCTGTACTGTCGGCTGTAGCTGTGACGTTCACGCCACCTTCTCCGTCCGATTGTATGTCAATACTCAGACCGTCGTTCCGATAGCTCAGCCCGAATCCGGCAGGAAGCTTACTCAGGTTCAACCACTGCTCCGCACTCACCGAGCAGGTCGCCGTCCTCTTCGGGACCGGCTCGTAAGTTGTTTGCTCGGTTACGCTCGTTCGGAGGCTGTCCGAGCGGACGGTTCCCGAGCTGGCCTTTCTGCTGCTGGCGCAAGAAGATAATGACAGGACAGCGGTCAGCATACTTGCAAGTATGCAGTTTTCGTAAAGCCGTTTCATGATTGATATTCCGTTCGTTTTGTTTCCGTAGTTGTTTACTAAGTTCCAATACCGTGGCACTCAGATCATCGTAAAGAGTCTTGTAAGTACCCTCGGTTTCTTTCACTGCACGGACCTGGTACACTTTCCTGTCACGCCACCAGGCAATGGCAGTTACCAGCCAGCCGGCAGGAGCCAGCCATTCCATCAGTGACTGTAACAGGGTCCAGTCCATAATGCTCCAATTATAACAATTCCCATCCGGCCCGGATGTCGGCCATCTGTGCCGGTACTCCGTTTTCCACTTCACTGATTGCGGCTGCAAACATACACATCGTGTCCTTATCGTTCACGTTGGGCTGGAAGGTTGTCGGTACCTGCATCTTGCGGCATACCGCAGTGATGTAGGCAGATGTGTTGTTTTCATGCTTTGGTGCCCACCTGTTGATGTAGTCTGCAATCATCTTGCAACCGTACTTCTTATGATAGTTCTGCAACAGCTTGATCAGTGCACGGTATCCGTGCGGCATATCTTCAAACTCTTCGAACGCATTGTCCTTCTTTTCGGAGGAAGGTACTTCTCCCTTCCAGTCTGTCGCGTCAGAGTTCCGAATATTACCGGGGTTGCAGTTTCTTATTCCGCGTGGTTGATTTTTCATCCTTCAGTCCTCCTTATGCTTCAAGTTCTTCACCAGCTGCGGGATCTTCCTGCAACTTTTCTTCCAATCCGTTTACACCTTTTTCTCCTCCTTCAGACAGAACCATGGCCATTTTAGCGGCTTCAGCTTCACGGCGTACGGTAGCCCAGTTCTTGTCTGCTTCCACTTCCTGGTCGGATGTCTGTGCGGTAGATCCGTCGTAACTGTAGATAGCACCGATAGCCTCCATCTTCTTCGGAAGTACGATGTAGTAGTGGCGGAAGTTTACTTCGTTCTGCTGGTAGTCCGGGTTGGTCTGTGCGTCGCGGTAATACATCTTGGTGCTTCCCTGTGCACGGAACACACGCTTGGTGTAGAAACAGAAGGATGCCTGATGGTCGGTTCCCGAAGGCGAGTTCTTGAACGGAACTTTAGTGCCTTCCTTGGTGAAGTACGGACAGTTCTCGAATTCGTACACCTCGAAGCCGTACATGTTAGCAATCTTTCCGGAGGTGTAGTTGTAATACTGATCGCGGAACTTCTGGTCGTCTTCCAGCAGGTCGTTCACATGATCTGAGCAAAGTACCAGTCGGCGACCTGCGGTGGGAATCTGCAAGGCATCCAGCTTGCGTTTCAGAGCGATGATGTCCTTGCGGGTACATTTCTTACGTCCGTTGTCATCTTCACCTGAAGTAGGCACTACCGGAGTTTTCGCCGTATTGCTGTTCGGAGCCAGCGCATGAGCCGTTTTCTTGAATTTGGCGATAGTGATGGCATCTCCGTGACGCTCAATAACGCTTCCCATCTTGTCGTAAGAGATAGCAAAGAGCTGATCATCTGATACGGCAGTTTTCTTGGTCTGGAACTTGTCAAGACCCAGTGCAATATCCCCGTCCTCCAGTTCCTGTGCGGCGATGGGATACGTCGTGTTGTTAATCAATACGTCCGGATCTCCGCCCACATCTACCAGGTGAACCACTTCGTTATTTACCGCAGCCGAATAATCGGACACTCCGTCCAGCCAGGAAGCGCTCATTCCTCCGCGAAGCTGCTTCACCAGCTCGCCCGTCCACACTTCGGTATAGACACCTTCCAGGGCTGAACCTTTCGGAAGGAACTTGCCCAGTGCCATAGGAAGTACAATACCCACAATCAGTCCCCAGAATCCTGCATTCGGTACTCCAAGCAGAAAGAGGATAATGATACTCATCAGCACATTCACCAGTGTGCCGGTTACGAATTTTACGATTTCTTTTCTCATGTTCGTGTTTTAATTTGTGTTCAACAATCAGTTAAGTTCCGGACAGTCCACACCGTATTCTGCCTTGTACAGCTTGCGGTACTGCTGCGGGTCGTTCTTTCGCATCAGCTTCAGTTCCTCTGCCGGAACTTCGCTCAGTTTCTTCCAGTCGCCGGCTGGTGTCTGTGCTGTACTGCGGTTCAGCATCATCGACGGCTTTACCGTGCCGTGCATGGCTTCAAAGGTCAGTTTCAGGCTTTCCTGACCAAGTTTCTTTCCCAATTCGATAAAGTGGGCTTTCTTCCCGGCTTCAATCTTTCCGGAAGTTACGGCTTCCTCTACCAGCGAAGTGATACCTGCCAGTCGTAAGGTGTCAAGCTCCTTCTCCAGTTTTTCCTTCTCGGTACGCAGTGTAGTATTGGCTGTCTGGTAGCCGAGCAATACGTTGATCTGTTTCTGCACTTCCGGCAGTGTGGCGGTGTCCGCCAGCCCCAGCATCAGGGCGATGGTTTTCAGTTGTTCGTTCATTGTCTGTAATGTTTGGTTTTCACTAAAGCTTTTCTTCAATAGCGGCAGGTCGCATCCTCCTCCCGCATCCAGCCTGATTTCCCGTCCCTCGTAAGAGAGCCGGATGTTGTCGTCGTTTCCGCCGATGTCCACCATGCTGTATTCCATCAGCTTGCAGCGGGTTACGGTAGGACGGGTCTGTCCGGGTTTCAGCAAGGCAGTGTCTTCGCTTGTTTCCAGTATCTCGAAGTTGGGCGAACCCATACGTAGCGTACCCTTTTCCCATTGCTGCTTTGCCAGACGCGATTCTTCGCGTACCTCATCAAACCAGGGTTCGCCGGTCACTTCTCCATCCGCTACGCGTATATCCTTAATCATTCCTATTACCACGCCCCGCTGGTGCATCCAGAGCAGTACGGGATTCCGGTTAAACTGCGTCAGGTCGATGCCTTCGGTACGGATCCACGTGCCGTAGCAGTTCAGCGTCTCGTTCGATATTCTGATTCGTTTTACCATTTTTCGTTCGTTTGACGCAAACTTACTCCGCCTTTCCCGTCCGGACAAAAAAGTGTGTAACGGTTACAAGGAAGTGTGTAAATGATGCACTGTTCTCTGTAACGGTTGCATCCCTTTTTCCTGAAAGCACGAAAATGGATGAACTTTGCCTTAAACGAATATTAAATACAAGGTAAAACATGGCTAAAAACGACACAAAACAGGAGCTGGCACGGGTGCTCTACATGAGCGGACTTTCGCAGGAAGAGATTCTTCAGAAAGTGGAAGTGAGCCGTCAGACGCTCAGCCGCTGGATAAACACCCTGGGATGGAAAGAGATGAAGGCGGCACGCAGCATCACCCGTCCGGAACTGGTGAATAAATTGCTGTCTTCCATCAACTCCCTGCTCGACAAGGCGAACGAGCCGGGAAACGAGGATATGCTGGCCAGCCTGGGCGACAAGCTTATCAAGACAGCCACCGCCATCGAAAAGCTCGAGAAGAAGGCCAGTGTGGTAGACCGTATCGACACAATGATTGACTTTGAGAACTGGCTGGCTTCACACCGGGATGAATATCCTCAGCTTACCAACGAACTGTTCCAGCTCGTGAACCAGCTGCACAACGATTACCTGAATGAACTCTTCGCCCAGAAAGGAGGCTAAGCATGACAGAGCAGGAAAAGAAAGAAGCCCTGAAACGATGGCAGGAACACTGCAAGCGGGTGGAACGGATGACCTCGCAGGAACGGGTGGAAACCGAAGCGGAACGCAAGCGGAACATCGCCCGTGCCCTGAAGGACTACGACTGTTTCTGCCAGCGGTACCTTTCACATTATTGCCAGTGTCCGAATGCCAGGTTCCACAACGAGGCGGCACGCTACATCGCCTCCCATCCGGAACTGCGGCTGGTCTGCAAGTGGCCGCGCGGTCATGCCAAGTCAGTACACCTGGACATCGGCATCCCGCTCTGGCTGAAATTCCGGAGTGAGCTGCATGTCATGGTACTGGTGGGCAAGAGTGAAGACAGCGCCGATGGTCTGCTGGGAGATTTGCAGGCTGAGCTGCAATACAATCAATACATCATCCGGGACTTTGGCGAACAATACAACAGCGGAATGTGGCAGGAAGGCGAATTTGTTACACGTGACCAGTGCGCCTTTTTCTCCCGAGGCCGCGGCCAGTCGCCGCGTGGTCTGCGTTTCCGGGAGATGCGTCCGGACTACATCGTGGTAGATGACCTGGACGACGATGAAATGTGCCGCAGCGAAGCCCGTGTACGCGAGATGACCAACTGGATAAAGGAAGCCCTGTTCGGCTGCTTCGGAGGCAAGGACGGGCGTTTCATCATGGTGGGTAACCTGATTTCCAAAAACTCCGTATTGCAGAAAATCATCGACACGCCGACCGTAAAGACCATTGAGGTGAACGCCATCGACCGCAACGGGAATCCTGCATGGCCGGAGTTCTATACCATCGAGAAACTGCGCGACCGCGAACAGTTCATGGGCTACCGCTCGTTTCAGAAGGAATACATGAATAATCCCATCACCGAGGGAGCCGTGTTTCAGGAACGGTGGATACGCTGGCGACCGATGCTGAAACTGAAATACTACGAGCAGATAGTGCTCTACATCGACCCTTCGTGGAAATCCTCCGGAAAGAACGACTACAAGGCTGCCGCCATGATAGGTCGTCCCAAGCGTGGATTGAAAACCGCCTCCCACCGGGAACTGCATCTGCTGCGTGCCTTCTGTCGTCAGTGCAGCGTGGGCGAAATGGTGCGCTGGCTCTACGATGTCTACGAATCACTGCCTGAGGATGCGGCGGTCAGCATCTATATGGAAGCCAACTTCATGCAGGACACCATCCTCGACGAGTTCCAGCGTGAAGGCGACGCACGGGGCTACCAGCTTCCCATCATGCCCGACAAGCGGAAGAAACCCGACAAGTTCGCCCGTGTGGAGGCTATTAGCCCGCTGTGGGAACGTGGCTACTTCTTTTATAACGAGAAGCTGAAAGAAGACCCCGACATGCGGGCCGGAATCGACCAAACACTGGCTTTCGAACAGGGAAGCCGTGCACACGATGACTTCCCCGATGCCAGTGAGGGAGCAATTTATAAATTACAGAAACAAACCCGTGAGGCTTCGTTCACACCCCGACTGGGCGTGCGGCGACCTCCTAAAAACTCATGGTAATTATGTTTATCACCGAACAGGACTACATACAAGTCAGCGCCGACGCGCTGAGAATCATCCAGCAGGCCACGGACGACAACCGTCTGCTGGCCGAACGCCGTGCCATGGACCGGATAGCAAGCTATCTGGACGGACGCTATGACATGCAGGCGGCTTTCACCGCTGAAGGCGAAGTAAGGAACCTCGACCTCGTGGGACTGGTGGCCGATCTGGCACTCTATTTCATGGTGCTCAGCCTGCCGCAAAAGATGGGGTATGAAATCCGGAAGGAACAGTTTGAAAACGCCATCGCCTATCTGGAGAAGGTACAGGCTGGAAAGGCGGTCATGAACCTGCCCGAACTGCAACCCACGGGCGAGGAAGGAGAACAGACCGGAGCCGGCATACGCTACGGTTCCGACAAACGTAACAATTATATCTGGTAACTACTATGGCAAAGAAACCGAAAATAGAATATCTCAACCGGATGAATGCCGCCGAAAGACGGCGCATCAAGGAAATGAGCGTCAAGCTCCAGCTGCTTACCGAAGCACTGACACGGCGTGACCTGGCCGACTGGCGGCGTGCATGGCAGATGGCTATCAACGTGGACAACCCGAACCGTACACGTCTGCTGAATCTTTATACCGATGTGGATGCCGACCTGCACCTGACCGGATGCGTGCAACAGCGCATGGGATTCGTACTGAACAAGAGTTTCAAACTCTGCGACGCGAAGGGTGTGGAGAATCCGGAACTGACGGAACTGCTGGAAGCTCCCTGGTTTAAGGAATTCCTGCGGTTAGCACTGGAAAGCAATTACTACGGTCATTCACTTATTGAACTGGGCGACGTGGTGGAAGTGGACGGGCGGATGGCCTACAACCGGGTAAGTCTGATTCCCCGTACTCATGTCATTCCTGAATACGGAGTCATCATCACTCACGAAAACGACACCTGGCAGGTGGGTTATGACTACCGGAACAGCGAAATGAAAGACTGGTGCATCGAGGCAGGCGGCACGCATAATCTGGGTCTGTATCTGAAATGCGCCCAGCAGACTATCCCGAAAAAGAACATGTGTTCGTTCTGGGACATGTTCGGCGAAATCTTCGGTATGCCGCTCCGTGTAGCTACTACGACCAGCCGCGACCCGAAGGAATACGACCGCATCGAACGGATGCTGCGTGACATGGGAGCAGCCGCTTACGGCTTGTTCCCCGAAGGAACTACCGTCGACCTGAAGGAAAGCACCCGTGCCGATGCGTTCAATGTGTACGACAAACGTATCGACCGCTGCAACTCGGAAATATCGAAAGGAATTCTTACAGTAACCATGACTATGGAAGACGGTGCCAGCCTTTCGCAGAGCGAGGTGCACCGCAAGATGCTGGAAAACCTGATTCAGAAGGATGCCGACCTCATCCGTGACCTGGTGAACTGGCAGCTCATCCCCCGCATGATCCGCCACGGATTCCCGCTGAAAGGTTTCCGCTTCGTGTGGGATGAATCGGTAGACTATACTCCCGAACAGCAGGTAGCCTACGAGCGTTTGCTGCTTGAGCATTACGAAGTAGATCCGAAATACTTTGTCGACAAATACAACATCCCACTGAAACGGCAGAAGGACACGTCCTCCGTAGCGGTTCCGGAAGTCAGGAAAACGGCACAACAAAAATCAGGAAAGGAAGAGCAGAAGCTGGTATTACCGGAAGGAGAACACCCTTTTTTCGACTAAGCCCCGACGATTATAAGGGGCTGCATCAGCGGTACGCCGAAATTGTAGATTTTGAGAAAGAGTCAATCTCTCTATCAGTGGATTTAAATGACATAAGAAAAAAAGCAATAACCTGGGCATCAGTCATTACAGACCCCCAGACAAGGGATGTTTGTGAAGAAGCCGCCATGATACTTCTTCAGAACGGATTCGATTTGCCGGAAATAAAAGAGCGAAATCTTAAAGGCAGGAAAAAAGGGACTGGAAATTTGGGGGAATATCATCCGGACAGTAAGATTATCTACATCAACAATCATCCTATAATTAAAGAAATGGGTGGTTTAAGAAAGATTATGCAAAACGAAGTAGTTAAAGGGAGAGCTGTTCAAGATAATGTCGTATTGCATGAGCTAGCTCACTATATCGACCAAATTATCAATCCAGGTTTTGACAGTCCACAACATAGTTATCGGGTTTTCCTGAATAGAGAATATGTCAAAGAACAATTATCAGAATACGCTTATACTAACAGATCTGAATTCGAAGCTGAATTGATATCCGGTATATTAAGAGGAAAAGTATATCCTAAAGAAATATTGGATTATGCTGATATATCTAAATTAGATAATGAAAAAGCAAAACATATACTGGCTTTAGGTAATGGAACAATACCTAATGACTCCGGACTTCCCCGTGAGTTTGACAAGATGACTGAAACCGTTTATAAGAATCCGGAGAAAGATGCTGCGGTACTGCTTACTGACAGCGATGTAAGAAAGTTTATCGAGCGTCAGAAGCTTATATTCGACAATGCGGTAGATACCGCCCTGAAGGAAGTACCTCTGGATGACATATCGGTGCAACGACTGAAGGAATCGAACTACGTGTTCAGCGGTATCAAGACCTTCCACGAACTGAACGAGACTTTCCCCTCCCTGCTGGATGAGGAAGGAAACCGCAAGCCGTTTAATCAGTTCCTAAATGATGTTCAAAAGGTATATGATGCCTACAACGTGCAGTATCTGCGTACGGAATACAACTTCGCCCAGGCTTCCGCACTGATGGCGGCACGATGGAAGAAATTCGAGCAGGACGGCGACCGATATAACCTCCAGTACCGGACCATGTACGACAAACGGGTACGACGTACCCACCGGATGCTGCATAACATCACCCTGCCCATCGAAAGTCCGTTCTGGGACAAATATTTCCCGCCCAACGGTTGGAACTGCCGCTGCACCGTGGTGCAGGTGCGCAAGGATAAATACCCCGTGAGCAACGAGCAGGAAGCCATGAACCTGGGCAGTCAGGCTACCGCCGGAAAGTATCAGGAAATGTTCATGTTCAATCCCGGCAAACGAATGACGACCTTCCCGGCATACAATGGCTACACCCTGCGCAAATGCAACCGGTGCGAAGTACGCCCTGACAAGATGAAGCTGGCTGCCGACATTCCGGACAATGAGGTATGCCGGGCGTGCAGGCTGCTTCAGGAAATGCGTGCCGGAAAAGAGCGGTTGCAGGAACAGCGTAAGGCTGTCCGTCAGTGGGCCAAAGAGAATTTAGTCGGAAAAACCGTACTGGTTCAGGGAATACAAAACCCCGTGGAATTCACCTCAAACGGTATCAAGGAAGCATTGAACCAGCCTCACAAATTTGTAAGGGCAAAGAATGAAGCAGTCTATAATCTGATCAATCTGCTGAAAGATGCCGAACACGTTTTGGAACGTCCGGATGAAAAAGGGAATCCCATGGTCATGAAATATCATTACCTGCGCACCCGCATAGCCGATGAGGATTCATTTGCCGTAATCCGGGAACTGGTGGACGGAAGATGCCAGTTTTATTCCATCGTGGAGAAGCTGAAAAAAAGAAAAGAGAGCGACTGAAGCCTTTAGTGAAGGATCTGCAATCCAACCCAGTACTTCGCGTCACTCTCTCTTCTGCAAAGATACGATTAATTCATAAAAAAACAATGCGTAATGGCTGAAAAATCAAATCAGATAACCCGTGACCTCCAGCAGCGGGTAAACCAGCTGATAAAAGAAACACTGAAGGACATACGGACGGAAGCTTTGGATGAATTCGACCGAAACTTTGAGCGGGAAGCCTTCTTCAATGAGAAGTGGACACGCCGGAAATTTAATGATGACAAGAGCCGTGGACTGCTTGTCCAGACCGGAAACCTGCGCCGAAGCATTACAGGTCGTATCACCAGCCGCGACAGTGTGGTGATTGAAACGACTGAACCGTATGCCAGAATTCATAATGAAGGCGGAACCATTACCGTGACTCGGAAGATGAAGGCTTACTTTTGGTATCGTTATCAGACCGTGACCGGAGGAAAGGCTGCCGACGGATTCAGCAATAACCTGCAACGGAAGAAAAACGGCGCACCGCGCAACAACAAGCGGAACCGTGCGCTTACTGCCGAAGCAGAATTCTACCGTGCCATGGCTTTGAAAAAAGCCGGAAGCAAAATCACCATCCCCAAACGCCAGTTCATCGGAAACCATCCGGAACTGGAGAAACTGCTGAAAGAAATCTTTTACAATAACGCTAAAAACTTTGATGTACTATGAGAAGAATGCTATATCTCGGCCTGACCGAAAGGCTGAAAGAATTGAAAGACGAAAGCGGACAGCCGCTTATCCGGCACATTGACCTGTGGAATGAGCAGGTAGAATTCATCGAACAGGAAGAGCCGTTCGACACCCCGGCTGTGTTTATCGAATTCCGTCCCGTACAGTGGCGCACGCTGGGAGGAACCACCCAGCAGGCAGACGTTCCGTTCCGGCTGCATGTGGTCACCAAATGGAAAGGAAGCGCAAGGGACGGAAGCGTGTTTCAGGAAGAATCGCTGGAACGTTTTGATTTGCTGGACAAGATTGACGCGCACTTGTTCAACTTCTTCCTCTCTGTCCGGAATGAATCTGTCTGCATGACCCGCCGCACGGGAAGCAGCACCAACCATAACCACGAGGAACTGGTGGAAGACATCAGCGATTTCACCTGCCAGGCCACACAGACGTATTAACCGAAAAGCGTCAGCTGCCGCTCTGCCTGGGCGATGCGCTCCGTCACGCGCGGATCGGCACTGGCGTTGATAATGTTATAGAAAGTCTTTTCGCAGATGCGGTATTTCGGCCAGATATATCGGCGCAGGATTTCCCGGTTCGACAGTCCGCTCCGTGCATGCTCATCGTAAATGCGCACAATGTCCTGCACGCGGAAAGCATAGCTCATCCCCACTATTTTCTGACGGTTTTTCTTGACCATATTATCCTGCTGACTTTATCGCAAAATTACAAAAAAATGCGGACATTATCTTATTCACGCACATAATAACAGAAATCCCCGGCATCGGTTTTCGGTGTCGGGGATTTTTGCGTCACTTAATCAGTCTTTTGTAAATTTCTTCATCGGCTCTTTTGATGGTTGTGACGCTTTGTCCATAGGCATATATGAGTTCTTTGTCTAATATATTACCATCTTGTAACCATACGCGAAACACATACGGGTTCTTTGAACTTTTCTTTGCAGATAAAAGTGTTCTATGAGTTCTTTCTGTCTTTTCGTTGTAAAAGCACTTGATGATATAGTTTAAATCTTTTTCGCTCATAATCAATCATCGTTTAAATAAACAAATTCTCCTGCCAATAATAACACCGGCTCACCAACACCCATTACCCATTCACCACGCTTATTATTTTGCCCTATTGGCGGTGGAACTATGTCATGCTTGCTGCCTGGAGTAATATTCGCAAACTGATCGCCAAAAGCCTTACAGTCTGTAACCATAATGCGCTTGAATGTGTTTGCCTGTTTTGGGCTACACTTCTGCATCTTCTTAACATCAGATTCTTTGATAGAAATTGTACCTAATCTGTAAGACTTTCCTGTGATACCGCATTTTCTACATTTATACACATCGTACATTTTCTTAACTCCTTGAGTTGTCAGATTTTGTTTTTCCCAATCGTGACCTCCGGTATGAATATCGAATGTTTGCATATATCAATAAACTTTAGTGTAATTCTTTAAATCTTCAGAATATAATGAGATGATAACTCCTTTAAGTTCTCCATCTTTATTATACTTCTTTACTTCAACTCTTGGATTACCCAAATAACTGAAGAACTTCTGTTGATACCTGTCTAATACCTTGTATTTTACTGAATTTTTCGCTATTACGTCTCCCACCCGAACAGGATTGTCGCTACTGTCTTTAAGATATTTGTCCAGATATTCGTCTTTCAGTTCCTCAATCTTTTTCTGAAAAGGTTCTATCATTTTTTTACGCTCTTCTAATAGACGATTTATTTCAATGGATATACTCCTTGTCGAATCGTCTCTTAATTTGATAAGTTCATCAACCTTTTCAGTTAGTATTTCTGCGTCTTTTCTTCTTTCCGTCATAAATCAATAATCTCAATTTTCAGACTTGTTCTTAAATCACACATCATATCAATTGTGTCGTTGTTTTCCACATCGAAGCAGATGCCCAGGTATTCTGGGTTCTGCTTCGAACGCTTTACTGACAAGTCGCATGGGCGGCTGTGCTTGATCCATACAAACATAAACTGATTGATTGCGCTGTAATGGACTTTCGCTACCACCCTGCGAGGCTTGAACAGATTAAGGTTCCGGTTCTGCATACGGTTCAATCTGTTTGATTACTGTTCCGCTGAGCCAGATGCGTCCGCTGCCCTGGCATTGCGGACATACTTTCTGTTCGGGGTACTGATGCTGAAAATCTTTTTCTGCATACACTGTCACTGTGCCGGTTCCTCCGCACTGGCGGCAAAGGCATACGCGGCGATGGATATAAGTCTTCTCTGTATTCATCTCTTATCTGCGTTTTCAAATTCGGGTTTTACATCAGGTTCTGCTTCGTATGGGTACACATCCATGATGGCGGTTTCCGATACGGAATTTATCACGTAATCAGCCATAGTATCTTTCATTCCTTCGTCCAGCTTCTTGATGGCATCGCGAAGGTCGTAAGCTTGTACAAGTACGTTGCTGGCAGTACGCTTTTCTGCTCCGCTCTTTTCATCCAGTGTAATAAACCAGAGTTTGCACTTATACCAGATACAGGCAGACTCCTCTTCGCTTGGGAACAGTTCGTTGTAGTTTGCTTTAGCACCCCCAGCCACTTCGAACTCGCCGCTGATAAACGGTGTCATTTCTTCGATGATACGGCTTTCGGCTTCGGTGAAGCTGAGCGCATCTACCAGATAGGGTTCTGTTACTTTCTTCTGCATTCCGTTTTCCATTGTTTTCTCATAACGGATTTTACATTCGAACCAATTATGCATCATAATTCTTCTGTTTTTATTGATTGTTTAAATATTACGTTAGTATGGTCTCTTCTCGAATCGTCCATACATTCAAGACCATTTCCGCAGCAGCTTATGGTCTGCTCAAAAAACCAGCATCCGCTGCAAGCATTTTCCGGATCTTCCACTTCGGCTACTTCAAGCGTATGTCCGTGCCAGATGAAGGTTTCTCCTAATTTGTGCTCCATGATTCTTTTATTTTTCTGATTAATTCATTCCATCCTTTCCGCGCCATGCGTGGTTCCATCCAGCAGAGCCAGCCAAGTATATCGAGCATCTTTCCCGCAAGTTTCAGAATGAAGCCCAAAATAATCAGCGGACCGATGATAAGAGAAAAGGCTGTGAAAAGAATGATTTGTGTACGTTTGTTCTTCATTCGATGTAATAAGATGTTATTACCAGATTGCTTCGCATTATTATGAGAGATAACCGGTCGTCGTCTTCTCCGAGCAATACACGAACGGAAGCCCGGCGTGCGTGTCCCTCATTCTTCAGTTCTCCAAGACAACCCTCCATTATCATTTTCAGACGAAGATATTCATCACGGGTAGGCTCCAGTTCCCGGTTCTGAGTTACACGGGTCATGTACTCGTGCAGCTTCTTCATCCAGCGCGGCCACTTGTCACGCCGGATGTTAGTCTTAAAGGTTAATTCAGCCATAGCTATTCCAATTTAATAATTTCGCATTTTTTCAGGAAAGGAGATAAATTACGGAAGTTGCAAGCATTGATGAAGCTGCTGAATTTCCTTGCCTTTTTAATATCTTTCACAAAACATAATTCATACGAATAATCCGATGAAAGTTTTGGGTATCCTTTTTTCAAGTAGTCACCAGCTCCTGTCTTAATGACATATATTCCTTTTTCTCTACTTTTTATATTTTCGCCTGTCCAACAATGTACGCAATGAGGTCCTGAAGGTGCATTATAATATCCTTCGTTAGGGTTTATTTCTATTCCACATTTACAACATAATAACTTATTCATCTTCCTTTTCCTCCTCAATCCAAAATGTGATAACGGGTTTATCGTAGACCGTGTATACCGTGATGCGGTTATCTGTACGTTCTATCTTATGAGTTATACCAAGTTTGTTTTTAGAGTTTCGAACGATGTATGTAAAGTTGTTCAAATACTTTTCTATTATGTCCATTTCTTCCTTTGCTTGCTGCTCGGTAAGCGATTTAATTGGAAATCTCTTGTGATAGTATCCCGATATTTCCAATGCATATTTAGGAAGAGGTTTCTTTATAAATTGTCTTTCAATTCTGTACTTTTCCATCTTTCTTCCATCCATTTAGTTTATAAACCATATCCTTCGCTTCCTCCGGTGAATGACACTCCGCTATGGGAGTGCCTTCACATGTGGACTGGGTGTATTCATTTCGATACACAATCCAAAGAGGACCACGGCGTTCATACGTGTATTTAGGTCGTCTGGACCGCATCGCTTTCCTTTTTGGGTTCTACGTAGAAAGATTCATCCTGCACCACCTGTACACCGATGTTTGCGAACTGTTCCGCAATTTCAGGAATGTCACGGTCGGCCAGAAGCTTGTCTTTAGCCAGTTCCTCGGTTGTGCGGATATACTGTGGAAGGAACTCTTTGCAGAGGTTTGTCACAGCTGCCCATGTGAAACCTTTCATGTTCTTCAGCTTCGGGTTGCCGGTGCGGAAACCAATGATGCCGTGTGCTGATTCCAGACTCTTTTTCTTAGAGAAAAGCGTGTCCTTGTTTTCGGTGGCATAGGTCTGCATCACTTCGAAAGAGCGGTCTTTCGTTTCGTTCAGTTCTGCCAGCTGGTCGGCGTACTTCTCACGGATCTTTGTCATTTCCTGGTCCATCTTAGCTGCGATAGCCTGAGCCTTTGCGTCTGCCATCGCAAAATCGGCGAATGCCTGTTCGTACTGGTCGCGGCTTACTCCGCTGATTACTGTTTTCTTGGTTCTTTTTGCCATGATTAATTCAGTTTTAATGATTGTTTAAATGATTATTAATTGTCGGTTAATTCGTCTTCCATTGCCGCCATGTCATATTCCATCTTCAGAGCTTCGTCTGCCTGCTGTCCGCAGAAATTTTCCAGTTCCCGCAGGATGAGTACCTGGTCGGTGAAATCAAACTGCTGCATGCGGTTCATAATGTCATTCTGGATTTGTTCGATTGTATGTTCCATGATTATTCCTTGTTTGATTTACTGTCCTTGTAATCTTTCACTACCGGGCTACCAATCAGCTCGCGTCTGCTGTAATACACGCTACGTCCTTTCTGATATCCTGTTATCAGCCCTTTGTTAGCCCATCTTTTTATAGTTGTTTTTCCACATCCTATTAATCTGCATGCGTCAGCCTGACCTATCAAATCATCCGGTGCTTCTGAAATATCTTTTCGAGGTACAGGTGCTACGTCTCCAACTCTCAGTCCAAGTCTTCTTTCCACCCTTTCTAAACGTCGTAGAAGCTTTTTGTACTCCGAAAGGCTCAGGGTAATTGTTTCCTCCTGCTCTTCATCTTCGGGTTCGTCTTCCAGATCCGGACAGATGGAACTGATACCAATCTTTCCTGCAAGGAACTGGGCTGCATCGCGTGCGGCATAGAAAAGAGTTTCGTTGCGTTCGTCTTCCGGAACGTCGCGCACATACCGATTGAATACCCATGATTCACTGCGCTTCGTTTCCAGCACTTCCAACTGTATTCGGCTCACATTATCGTTGCAAGCTTTCAAGTGCTCGATGGCACGGTTTATTTCTGACTGCTTTCTCATATTGAATTAAACTTTTAACTGTTAACTTTTAATTATTCACTCTTTGCGTGCCATTGCCTCAAATTGTCTTTTTACTTCCTTCAGCTCTTCCAGCGACATTTCAGTAAGGTTCTTGCGGAACTTGCTGCGTGTACGGCAGAACTGGTTAATCTTCGCTTTGTTCATCTCAAAGTCTGCTTCCGTGTCGTTTGTATAGTTCTTGTTAAGGCAGGATATACGGAACGACAGAGAAAATATCTGTTTCACCAGGGCACGTGCCTGTTTGCGTAGTCGGTCGACTTCCTCACGGTTGAATCGGGTAAGCAACAACCCTGCTTCTTCCTTCGTCAGTCCGGCAGTGCTGTCGGTGCGCCCAGAAGTGAACTGACTGATAAATCCGTGTCTGTCTTCATCGGAAAAACCCATCCTGCGGAACTGTGCGTGCAGTGCCTTCACCTGCTGCGGAGTGACGGGACGTTCTTTCATGGTCAATTTTTCATTTTTCATTTCTTCATTCTTAATTCTTAATTCCTCATTCTTCATTAAAAGATTATTCTTCTCCGTGATATTGCCGGGCTTTCTCCGGCACGATGTCGTAATATCCTACTGGACCGATAAAGCGTCCTTTCGAAAATGCCCTGAAGCCTTCCACGTAGATTTTCAGCGAGGCATCGTACATCACTCCTTTGGCTGCGCGTCCGTTTGGCAACTGGCCTTCGGCATGGCTGATGAAGATGAGCAGCTTCCGCTTGTGCTGCTCCTTGAAGTCGATGTACTGGCGGTAAGTCATGCGGGTGTACTGAAAAGAGTCGATTACCACGATGTCGGGGCTTTTCTGTCTCCGGAGGCGTATGCTGAGTTCCTCCATATTCTCGTTGTCAATCAGCAGGAACTTCTTGTTTACGTCCATCATTCCTGTACGCCGGATGGCATCCTGCATGGTTCGGCAGGCACCTTCCTCCATGCTGTCGTATGCCACGCGCCCAAAACGACACAAATACTTGCAGAGCTGGAGGGCAAAACTGGTCTTTCCGCTTCCTGAATTTCCCCAGATTATCCATACTCCTCGGCGTTCAGGAGTGCCGAAAGCATCATACCAGGGACCATCAAAATCCATCACATCAAACTTCATGGATAGAAGTTCACGAACCCCCTTCGCATTGCGGTCGAAAGTGAACTTCTTTTTCTGTGGGGGCGGTGTATTTTCTTCCTTATTCATCCGTATCTCCTCCGTTTTTCATTTTTAATTTTTCATTATTCACTCTTTTGGCTTCGATAATACGTTTCTGACGGTGGATGCATCGCTTCACACGGCGAAGGTCGTTGTCGCTTCGCCTGGCATCCTTCAGCACCTCTTCGATATCGGCACGGTCGGTCAGATTGTTAGCCTGACAGATGGCGTATATGTCATTCTGCTCCGTGGGAGATACATCGAAGAAACGGCGTCCGATACGGCTGTTTATTTCCTTGTAACCTTTCTTGTTGTAGCGAAGTCCGGCTTCCATGCGGCGCTTGATGTAGTCGGTGCTGAGAAACACGATGCCGGAGTGTCCTTCCAGACGGTTGTAAATGCTGATAAAGTAATTGAATACGCTGTCGGTCAGCTTGTCGCCTTCATCGAAGACCAGTAGCGGGTTGCTCAGGAAAGAAATCATGCTGATGGCATTTTCCAGCATATCGCGGAGGTTGGTCGTGTCGGTGGGTGCGCCTACCTGTTTGGCTATCTCACGTACGAAATCTGAACGGCGCATGTCTTCAGAACATAAGATGTAGAACACGTTGCGGTGCGTGCGGCGGTACTCGATGGCTGCAGTAGTCTTTCCGCATCCGGCATCGCCAACCACCCATGTCACGTTCTTATATGCCTGTGCGTCACTCAGCGCAAACGTGATTTCCTTGAAGGTCTTTCCCTCGTGCAGCGTCCACGAATCGAAGGCAAAGCCTATCTGCACCGCAATGCGGGTAAACATGTCATCACTGATCAGGTCATATTTTCCGTTGCACAACTGGCTGACGGTGGCAGAGCTGACATTTTGCAGACTTTCTGCCGCACGGTTACGGGTAGGATAATTTTCACAATAGGCAATCAGTGCGCTACGCACCTGTTCTTTCATTTCTGTAGTAAATTTCATTGTCTTAATAGGTATTTAAGTATTGTTTAATCAAATCGTTAGAATTTTCCCAAGCTGTCAAGTTCATCAAACGTCAGGTTCGATACTTTCTTTGTCCAGTCACCGGCTGATGCGAAAGTCAGCGGTTCGTCTGCCAGTACAGGCTCTTCCGGAATGTCCGTGTCGGGCATCTGTACCGGAGCTTCCAGTGTGCCACGCTTCATTTCCTCACGGTATCCGTCAAGCTGCTTTTCGCTCACCGCAACCGGGCGAGGAATGCGGAGCTGGGTGTATGCCTCGCCCATGGCTTCCTCCATAAACAGTTCCTCTTGTGCGATGTGCATGGCTGCACGTGTGCGGCGGTTGGCTTCCAGCTGTGCAAAGAGGTAAGCGCTCTCCTCGGCGGTTCGTTCCTGAGTGGCACGGTGAATGGTGACTTTCGGTGTGGCTATTGCCGAATATTTGGCTCCTGTATCAGTAACCGCCCAGAGTTCGATGCGGGTCATGTCTTCCGGATCGTAGCGGTAGAGGAACTGACGGCCTACGTTCTGCAGGTGGAAGTTCATATCTATCAACCCGTCGTCGCCATACACCATGTAGCTGTATTCCTGCTTGTTCATGCGGAAATTGAAACCTTCCTTGGTGTATTGCACCGGAGCCTGAGAGAACAGCATGAAGATTTCGTGTGCTTCGTAATCATCCAGCGGTTGAGCTTTCGGATTCTCGATGGCGGTGTACATTTCCAGTCGGGTCATGCCGGTAAGGCTGGTAGGATGCTGCATCAAGTTCCATTCTTCGCGGCACTCGGCATACTGCTGTTTCAGTTCCTCCAGCGTGGGAAGGAGGTCGATGTTTGCCATTACCAGGTCGATATTCGCACGGCTGGAAAGCTTCCTGGCCGTAATGTTCTGACCTGTGAAGTTGTAAAGCTTGTGAAGAACCTGCTGCTGGAACCGTCCGAAAGCGGACTCGATGGATTTGGACTGGCCGTTGTGCGGCATCGTGGTTTTGTGAAGATGACAGAGTTTCTTGAAGAATCCCTGCGAAGCCAGCTTCTTGTGTCCTCCCTGGTTATCGGTCACTATCTCGTAAGGCTTTACCTTCCATGTCTGGAGTGCCATCCGGTATGCCATGTACTGGTTGTAGAAGTTTTCGCCGTCACCGATAAAGTAGCCGAGAAACAGTTCCGTGCAGGCATCCATCACCTCGTACACATCCGTGGTTCGTGCCACCCATCGCTTCTGCCTGTCATCGTATGCACGGTAGTAAAGGTTTATCTTCGTACCGTCTGAATACCACAGCGAGTTAGGCATGGACGGCATTACCGTATCGAAGGTTGGCATATACTTGTTCTTGAACTCCCTTTCGCCATTTACTGCGGCATACCACCACACCATTACCGCCGGATCGTTCAAGTAACTGTGCATCGTAGTAGGACTCTTGATGGTCTTCAAGCCGCGAATCACCGCCTGACGGTTGTATTCCTCAAAGAGCTGCATATCGGTGTAGACAGGGAACTTGCTCCGGCGGAGCTTCAGCAGAAGGGCACCTTCAGCCTTTCCGATGCGGCGTGCGGCACTGTTGCCCAGGTTACCGCTCACCAGCACCACGTATCCATCGCGTTTGTAAGCATTGAACTTCTCGCGCAGGCGTGCCGGATTCTTCGGCAGTGTGTGTCCTGTAATTTCGCGGAGACGCTCACAGCAGATCTGTACGCTGCTCCATGTTTCCGCACGGCGGGCAAAACCTCCTTTGGCATGTTCCACACTGCGTGCCTTTTCCGTCCGCAGCATTTCGTTCATCACCTGAGCGTTCAAAATGTATTCCAGCTGACGGGCCGGATCAATACGTGGCTCAAATTCCTTGTAGAAGCGTACAGCTTCGGCATCGAACCGGATCTGTGTGTTAATGTACTTTTCCTGCTCACGCTGTTTCATTTCCTCGTATGCGTTTTTGAATGTGTCATCGTATGCTGCACGGAGCCGTTCCGGCATGGAGCGGTAGGCAATCAGGGCCTCGCGTCCGTTACCTCCCCTCTGGAGGAGGGTAAGCTTGCCTTCACGTACATACTTGTCGTAAGTGGGCTTACTGATAATACCACCACGAACAAGCTCCGTAAAGCTGACGCATAATGTGTTTCCGTACATTTCCATGATTAATTCGTTAAGATTGTAGTCCGGCTCCGGGGCTTGAACCCGGATGGCAGCCGCTTCACTCCTTCTTTTTACCATATTCCAATTCCTATTGAAAACAGCCCAATATGTCAAATTACAGTCGTTATCCTGAATGTGTGAAGTTCTGCAAGCCGTGTGTGATTTATTCCTTTTTCTGTGCTTCCCGCTTCTTTATTTCTTCATCCATCCATTCCTGGTATTCTTTATCCTCCTTGTCCATCCGTATTGCAGCAGGTATGAGTGCAAGGCAGAGGCAGGTTGTTATGATCAGGTTCATTGTGCCGTCTGTCAGCCGGTTCAGTATGGCTGCTACCAGTATCAGCAGCAGATAGCGTGTGGTGGTATTGATTCGTTTCATGATTCTATGGTTTTTAGTTAGGAGCCATTCCTATTCTCGCGAACCGGAATGGCAATGATTCATCACTTATGCAGTTGGTTGATGTCTTTCTCTTTTCTTAATTTCCTCAAACAGTTGTGCCTGCATCTTTATCAGCATGCAAAACTCTTCATCTTGAATAGCTTCGCGAAATCCTCTGTCGCCTTTTACCAGGTCTATCAGTCCGCATACATGTTCAAGCTGGGATTCAATGTTCTTAAAGGAGTATTTTGTAAAATTCATACAGATTATTTTAAAGGTTAATAACTTCCTCATACGGGTTTTCCAATTTCTTCAGCTCGTAGAGTTCCGCTCCGTGATTCAAGGCATACGAGCGGATAAGTCTTGCTATTGGGCTGTTGGTAACGTATGAAAGAGCTGAAAAAACAGTACGAGTTGTAACTTTTAGTTTTGAGGATATTTCTTTCTGAAGTTCACTGCTTGCTTTTATTCTTCTGATTCCTTCAAATTCCTCTTTACTTCTTCTTGATGACTTTTCATATATACCAATTCTAACCAGGTAATTAATCACGGTACTACTTGATTTAATTTGATTTAAACCATATTTTTTTGCCTCCTGATTATATTTCTTTTGTAGATACTAATTGAAAAGTGCGCCAATATTCCAGTTGAAAATTGCGCCACCATAGGATAAGTATAATGACCTTTGTATAATCCAAA